CTTATATTGTACGATTCAGTGTTAAAGTTAGTCTTCTTGGTTATAATATTACCACAGCTTAAACCACACGATAACGCTAAAAATCTAATTTGTTCGATAAGATGTTTTCTATTCATGCCTATCGACACAATGTTCTTCTTTTTATCGGAATAACCGTCAGACTCGATAATACCAGCCAATAACTGTAGACGAGCGTCAATAGACGACCTCATATAATCGATTGGTATGTGCTTATTATTGTATACGCCTATTTTTCTTAATTCATTGTTGATTCCTTTAAATGCAAATTCAACAATTTTTTCAGACGTACTTTTCTTTAGATCAAAGTCAATCCCCATAATTGTAGATACCTTTCCTAAGTAGTCAAGTATCTCTGGCTCTTCGTATTTATTTACAAGTATGGTCATGCTACTGCTCCTTCCGTCTCCAAGCCATAGCCCTAACAAATAGGGTGGAATACCATCAAATACATCGTTAGACTCAATTCCACTTGACGTAACCCTGGTTATGTGCTGCTTTCTAAACTTAGAGCTGTTTATGTATTCATCGGGTTTCATTATAACCTCTCCCTTGCGGTACTCATTAAATACTAGTCTATGGTTTTTGGTTACGATGTAATCCTCTCCATATGGCTGCCTTACTAAATATCTATCTGTGGTTCCGCTGGTCTTCTTTACAACCGTCTTTATTTTTCCACCCTCTACAAGTAGCTTGTCTCCAACACTAATGTCTTTTATTGGTTTAAAGGTGAAATCTTCCATCAATATTTTAGTGTCTGGGGCATAGCACTCGTCATGAACCAATAGTAATAGCTTCTCACCATCGTAACTGTTGTCTGCCGTGTTCTTCCAGTCAATAGTTGTGTCCAAACCCTCTATGTCATCTACCTTCTCCTCGTCCATGTTCTTTTTAGTGATCTTACTGGCAGGCACCCTAAACGACAGCTCGGTCTTTGGATTGTCCATACCGTCCTGTATTGGCTTAAAGAAGAATGGATAGTTTCTTACTATTGGTACAACCTTGTCGGTGAACATCTTCTTTGCATCGGACCCAGTTTTAGATAGTATTCCTATCCTTGAGTCTCTTACAATTGTACCCGTGTTACATGTCTCTGCAGAGCTCATAAAAGAGAAACCAGATCGTCTGTTCTTTAGGTAGCACATCCCAAACGACCTGTTGTCTGCCTTGCAGGCTTCCCAGTAAATATAGAATATTCTGTTGGATTCCCTAAAGTCTGGAAGACCAATGTCAATCTTTGTCCACTGTAGGTACATGTAGTGTGTGCCAGTCATATAGGTTGGATTGCCGTTGTTCATAAACCAGAACCCGTTGTCTCTCCTGTCAAACTCTTGCTCGATATAGTCTACATACTGAACCTTAAATGCATTGTCCTTCCTGTTCCAGTCAAATATGCTCTTTATCTTTTGAAGTTCTTTTGGATATTCTTGAGGCTCCCACCTTGATCCTCGGTTCTCGACCTTCTCTGGAACTGATGGTATCGCAACCTTTACACCGCTTATATTGTATATATCTCCAATAGTGCCGTCCTTTGATATTACGACAAGGTCGTGGTCTTTATTATAACCATACTCCCAGTTCTTTCTCCTATTTTTATTTGAGATTGTAGACTTATTTACGTAGTCTTCAAGAACAGTATATAGATTATTTTCCATTTTTTATTTTCGCCTTACCCTCAGCAAATCCATGCTTACCAAAATCAATTTGTGCAACAGGTTGCTGCACATCTCTATTTTCCTCCTCATCAATTTTGCCCAACATGTACAGAGCATCCTCAAAGGCAAGCCTCTTTGCCGATGCAGCATTCTTTAGCTTATCGGCAGATATATCGTCCTCTGCGTGAGTTATAATTGGCTCACGAAGAACCTTAATTAGCTCATCTACAGCTACCTTTGCCGCTTGTATTAACTCTATTTTTTTAGACATATGTTCTTGTTGTACATCCTGTAAAGAATCTCTCCGTCTACCCTAAACTCGTACTCACTGTCTGGCGAAAAAGATATCGTATCTCCAGCCTCAACATCTTTTAGCATGTCGTTAAAATAAACAAGCTCCCCCCATAATTGCTCCCTCGATCCAGCGCTTGAGATTATCTTGTCTTGATTATCTATTGGTCTCACAAAACAATACGGATACGGTGCCATCCAATCACCGTTTGGGTCTTTGTATAGGTATAACTGATCTGGTTCAATTATAAAGTAATTGTCAAATAAATGGTGCCAGCTACTCTTCTGGTTGCCCTTCATGTCGTAGTAGAACTTAAACACATTGTGGTGAACTATCACGTGATCGCCACTCTTTATTGGGCCGTCATAGTTAATAGGTACAGATACAACTATGGCCAATCTGTTAGATACAGTGTGGTCTTCTTGAGATGAACTTATAATAAAGTCAACGTCACCATACTTACGTATATTATCGTAACGTCTACTATCGTTAGGCGTTACTATAAAATGATGCGGAGATTTCATTAGAAATCTATATTATACTCAATAGATATTGGCATTGAATACGAAAAGCTTTTCCACTTAACAATTTCCTTTGACTGATTTAAAATATATATAGATATAGATAGATCGTCCTCCATTAAAATTGTATCGATGGTGCCATTTCCCCTAAGAACATCCTGACCAACAACGTAGTGCATGGACTTCATGTAGTCTGGTCCTACAGATATTTTTCTAATTATATTCACCTGTCTGAAGATTAATTTTAATATCTCCGTACTTAGATATTAGCTCATCTTGAAACTGTGACAGATCAAATGCAGATGTTTCTAGATTGGCCAATGACGACATCTTTTGACTTTTCATTCTTTCGAATGATACTTCGATATCAGCGATTTGGAATTTAAGATCTCTGTAAGTTTGATTTAAAGATCTTAGCTTATCTAACTCTTCTTGAGTGATTTTGTTTTCTTTTGCCATTTTATTAAATTTAAAATTATGTCACAAATATAAGCAAAATTTGTTACATAGATATATACCAGGTAGTGTTGCTGTTGTTATATTGGAAACAAACTGGAGTGTTGACTGCCAACGTAGCTGGAGCGCCTACAATTGACGCACCTGGGGTAATCCATGTTGTTGCAGCCCTTAGTGTTGTAGACATAATAACGTACTTCAATCCATCAATATTTGAACTAGCTGTTGGCATTGTAATATCAAATTGAGCCCCAGCGGTTCCAGTAAAGTATGTGTTAATGTTTGAAATAGTTACTGCGGTTAATACGTTTGTAGATACAACAGACGGAGCTTGTGTTAGGTTAACAACGTCTTGAACCTTAAAATTTACAGTATTGCCAGTTGAGCTTTGAGTCCCAAACAACAAGTCATTAACGCTTGGTGAGTTAGTTTGATAGTTTCCTGCTTTCATTTTCCTTGTCCTTTATATTTTTTCTTATAATTCTTTGATGCCTTTAAAACAGATGTTTTAGTCTTAGAATGAACACCTGGCCTAGACACACACTTTTTCTCGAATTTTTTTACTTCTAATGATTTTTTGCTCATCTGTTTCTAAGTGTAAAGTTAAGAAAAGTAATCGAATAAAAATTTCTGTACACATCGATATCAATGGCAAATACCCTTATTGGCCCAAGTATGAGCTTGATCACAACGTGACCCCATGTTTGTTTTGACCAATGACTTCTAAATCTCATAATTTTTTTAACATATCAATCATTCTAGAATCAGGATAAATGTCGCTCTTGTCTTTTCTAACTGAGTTGTGTGTATAAATCCCAGGGGTTCCCTTAAATGCTTCCTTATCAATGTCCCAGATTTCAGATCTATAATCTTTTGGTATATCGTAAGTCTCACATAGGTACTCTACAAGTTGTCGGGTACTCTCGATTTGTTCGTCTGTGTACTTGTACCACAAAACGTGCCCCTTGTATGGCTTGTCTAATTGGGTAACCATAGACGGATCGACAACTCCATTAACGTAGTTATAGAACTTACCGTTCTTAAGTTTTAACGGACCCCAGTTGCACACCTCAATCCCAACAGATAGCTTGTTTAAGTTCTGATACTTTGC